ACCTTGTTTTCACACTGTTTTTGACCACGGGCGGCCGGCTGGCGGTTAAGTTTCCCTAGAAAACAAGCCCTTTCCGCTCGCAGCGTTACGAATCACGGGCTTTTTCCGCATGGCACGCACCTCCGACCGGACGCTCCGCGAAAACCAGGCTCGCGACCGCTACGACCGCCAGAAGGCGGACGCCGGCAAGCGTTCGCGGTCGATCACCACGACGGCCCGCGACATCGGCGAGCTTCCCGGCGTGGTCGACCCCAAACGCCGCGACGCCTGCTTGAGAAACTTCCGGCAATTCTGCGAGACGTACGGGCAGGAATCCTTCCCGCTCGCATGGTCGCCCGACCACCTGACGGCGATTTCCAAGATCGAGGCGTCCGTCTTGCGTGGCGAGCTCTTCGCATTCGCGATGCCGCGCGGCTCCGGCAAGTCGACGCTGTGTATCTGGGCCTGCCTCTGGTCGGTGCTCTGCGGCCATCGTCCGTTCGTAATGCTCGTCGGTGCCGACCAGGCGATCGCCTGCCAGATGCTCGACGTGATCAAGGTACACCTCGAAACCAACGACCTCCTCCTCGAAGACTTTCCGGCCGCGTGCTACCCGATTCGCGCCTTGGAGAGGATCAGCCAGCGAGCCAAGGGGCAGACCTACAACGGGCAACCAACACAACTCGAATGGACCGCCGACCAGATCACCTTGGCGTGGATCCCCGGCGCCCCGTCGGCCGGCGCCGCCGTGCGGGTGGCCGGGATCACCGGACGCATCCGAGGAGCCCAGCACATTCGGGCGGACGGCAAGACGGTGCGTCCGTCGCTCGTCTTGATCGACGACCCGCAGACCGACGAGTCGGCCGGCTCGCCGTCGCAGTGCGCAACCCGCGAGCGAATCCTCTCCGGTGCAATCCTCGGCCTCGCCGGGCCGGGCGCGAAGATCAGCGGCCTCGCCACGATCACCGTGATCCGGCCCGACGACCTGGCCGACCGTCTCCTCGACCGGGCAAAGCATCCGGCGTGGCAGGGCGAGCGGACGCGGCTCGTCTACGACTGGCCGACGGCCGAGGATCTCTGGAGCCAATACGCCGAGCTCCGCCGCGAGGGTCAACGCAACGGCACGGGCACCGCGGCAGCCCATGAGCACTACCGGGCCAACCAAGCCGCCATGGACGCCGGGTCGCGCGTGGCGTGGCCCGAGCGTCGCAACGAAGACGAGCTCTCCGCGATCCAGCACGCTTGGAATCTCCGCATCGACCGCGGCGAGTCGGCGTTTCTTGCCGAGTACCAAAACCAGCCGATCGCCGACGACATCGCGAGCGACAAACTCGACAAGCGGTCGCTCGCCCTACGGGCCACGACCTTGGAGCGTGGGAAAATCCCACTCGACCACCAGACGCTCACGGCGTTTGTGGACGTGCAAGAGAAACTCCTTTTCTGGCTGGTCGCCTCGTGGAACCAGAGTTTCGGCGGGCACGTCGTGGCGTACGGGTGCTACCCAGACCAGGCTTCGACGTTCTTTGAGGCCAAGCACGCCAAGCGGACGCTCGCCCAGGCGGCGAAGGGTGCAGGTTTCGAGGCGGCGCTGAGTGCCGGCTTGGAGCAGGTGGCGAAACTCCTCCTCGGCCGCGACTGGACGCGCGAGGACGGGGCGGCCATGCGGATTTCCCAACTCTTGATCGACGCCAACTGGGGGCAGAGCACCGGGACAGTGCGGACGTTTTGCCGCCGCACGCCGTTTGCCGGCGTCATCCTCCCGAGCCACGGCAAAGGTATCGGTGCGAGCTCGCAACCCATCGGCGAGAAGAAGGGCCGCGGCGACCGGATTGGTCTCAACTGGAAGATCGGCCAGATCAGCGAGGGACAGCGGTCGGTGCTCTACGACACGAATTTCTACAAGACGTTCGTCGCGGCCCGGCTGCGGCTGGCAATGGGCGACCCCGAGTCGATCGCCTTCCACGCCGGCGAGCACGACCTTCTGTTCGAGCACCTCACCAGCGAATACCCCGTCCGCACCGAGGCCCGCGGGCGGGTCGTGGACGAATGGAAAATGGCGGGTCGCGACAACCACTGGCTCGACTGCCTGGTCGGCTCGGCCGTCGCCGCGAGCATCGCCGGCGTGCATCCGATCGCCACCGAGGCCGGCGGCCGCCAGCGGCGTAAGGTCTCTATCCCCGCCGGCCCAGACGGGAAACGTGTTATCACGGTAACGAGGCTGAAGACGTGAACCAAATCACAATCGCAACCGTGGACGGGCTCGATGCGTCGGACTGTGTCGCCATTGCGCGCCGCCTCTGCCGGCAGGGCTCAGACTTCCAGCGTGAGTTGATCGGCGTGATGAACGGGGAGGCGTCGAGTTGCGCCCCCGTCGCCCTCTGGCACGCCGACGGCGCCCTTGTGGGCTGGGCCGCATCGCACATCTGGCAGGGCTCGCAGACGCTTGAGATGTTCACCGATGAGCGGCACCGCGGCCGTGGCATAGCCTCGGCGCTATCGGCGGCCCTCGTGGCTGCCGGGTTTGTTGACCGCGGCCAGGTGCTTGCCGTGTTCTCTGAGTCGACCGAGATGATCGCGCTCCGGCTGGCGTTCGCCGACGTGCGGCGTTACCGCCGCGAGGGTAGCGACTGGGTGGCGGCGTAGCCGGCGACACCCCCTACGGTCTCTGGGGGCTTTTGCCCTACCGTCGCAGCAATGAGCGACGAAGTTTCCAACAAGCTCGCCGAAGCGGCCGTCGGCCCCAAGCGCGTCCGCACCGACGCCGGCGAGGTCGAGTCGCACGACCTCGTCGACATCATCGAGGCCGACAAGTACCTCGCGGCCAAGGCTGCGGCGGCCGGCACCAACAAGCACCGCGGCCTCCGGTTCAACAAAATCATCCCGCCGGGAACGATCTAGGTGGCGTTTCTCGACCTCTTTCGTGGCCGGCAGACCCCCCGCCCTGCGGCGGTTCCGGTGGTTCGTGCAAAGTACGACGCCGCCGAGCGTGGCGACGATTACCGCCACTGGAGCAACGCCGACGCCTTCGCGGCCGACGCGGCCCTCTCGCCGAGCGTCCGCCGCACGCTCCGCAACCGGGCACGCTACGAGCGGGCAAACAACTCGTACCTCGCCGGGATCTCGGGCACGCTCGCCAACGACCTGATCGGCACCGGACCGCGGCTGCAACTCGACATCGGAGACGACGAAGCCGCCCGCCAGGTGGAGCGGTTGTTTTTCGACTGGGGCTGGCTGGTCGACCTCCCGGCCAAACTCCGCACGATGCGCGAGGCGCTCGTGGTGGACGGCGAAGCCTTCGCCCTCATGGTGAACAACCCGCGACTCGCGGGCGTGCAACTCGACCTCCGGTTGATTGAGGCCGAGATGGTTGCCACGCCGACCGAGTTGATGCGGCAGACGATCACGCCCGAGGGCAATACGGTCGACGGCTTGGAGTTCGACGAGGTGGGCAACGTCATCGCCTACCAAGTTTTGAATTTCCACCCCGGCTCAAACTTCCGAATCAACAACCTCCAGTTTCAGCGTGTGCCGGCGGGCCAGATGGTGCATTGGTTCAAGCCCAGCCGGCCGGGCCAAAATCGCGGCGTGCCCGAGGTGGCTCCGGCGCTCAAGCTCTTCGGCCAGTTGCGCCGCTACACCGAGGCGGTGATCGCAGCGGCCGAAACCGCGGCAGACCTCGCGGCGTTTATTCACAGCAACTCGCCGGCGGCCGAGGTCGACGAGGTCGACGCCTTTGCGGCGCTTGAGATCAGCAAGCGGACGCTCACGACGCTGCCCGAGGGCTGGGACATATCCCAACTCAAGGCCGAGCAACCCACGACGCAATACCCGGCGTTCGTGCGTGCGATCCTCAACGAGATCGCCCGTTGTCTCCAACTGCCCTACAACGTCGCCGCCCTCGACTCGTCGTCTTACAACTACGCTTCCGGCCGCATGGACCACCAAGTCCATGCGATGAACCAGCGCGTCGAGCGTGACCAGCTAGAGCGGACGATGCTCGACCGCGTGCTCGCCGCGTGGGTCAACGAGGCCAGCCTCGCCGGCGTGCTGCCCGACGGACTGCCGCCGTTTAGTGAGTGGAATTGGGGCTGGGTGTGGGACGGCAAGGAGCACGTCGACCCGTCGAAGGAAGCCAACGCCGCCGAGATCCGCCTCCGCACGCACACGACCACACTCGCCGCTGAATACTCCCGGCAGGGCAAGCGGTGGGACGTGGAGTTGCGGCAGCGCGCCGCCGAGATCGCGCTCATGAAGGAATTGAACCTCTTCATCGACCCGACGCCGGAAGTGAACTACGGCGGCGAAGGAGATCCAAACGAATGATCGACGAAGACTTCGACTGGTTCGACGACATCTCCGACATCGTGGAGTTCCTATGAGCGACAACCTCAAGCTCGCATCGAACGTGACGTTTCTCCAGGCTGCCGACGGCGAGGCCGCGGCCGGGCCGAAGAAATTCAGAATCGTCGCCTACACCGGCGCGCCCATCCGCCAGGGCTGGAGCCGCGAGCCGGTCGTGATCGACCTTGCAGGCATGACGCTCCCGGCGACCGTGCCGATCGTCATGGGCCACGACTACGGGCTCGACAGCATCCTTGGGCAAGGCGTGCCCACTGTGCAGGGAAACGAGCTCATCGTCGAAGGCGAGATCCTCGCCGACAGTGAGACCGCCCGCAAAGTGCTGGCCCTCGCCGCTGGTGGCTACCAGTGGCAGGCGAGCGTAGGGGCCGACGTGGGTCGGCATCTCCGGTTTTCGGAAGACCAGTCCACCACCGCAAACGGGCAGGCTCACGTTGGGCCTGTTCGCATCGTCCGCGCGTCGACCCTCCGCGAAACGTCATTCGTGACGCTCGGGGCGGATCGGAGCACGGCAGTCTCTATCGCGGCCGAAGAGGCCCAGGAGTCAACCATGGCGGAACACGCCAGCGAAACGCCCATCGAGGAGCCCGTCGTGGCTGCCGCGGTGGAAGCCCCGGCGGTCGTCGCCGTGGAAGCCCCTGTCGAGGCCAGCGTGAGCGACGAGCTCAAGGCCCAGATCGAAGCCCTCAACGAAAAGGTCAGCAAGATGGAAAAGCTCAACGCCACGCGCGACGAGCGGCCCGCCGCCCCGGCGGTTCACGTCGCCACCCCTGCCCCGCTCACCTCGCAGGTGATCGAGGCGTCCTTCGCCCTCCAGGGCGGCCTGTCCGGTGCAGAGAAGCACTACGACGAGAAGACGCTCGAAGCGGCCCACAAGGCCCGCCGCGAGCTCTCGCTCGGCGAGGTGATTGTCCAGGCTGCCGCAGCAAACGGCTACGACGGCCCGCGCCGCCTGAACGCCTCGACGCTGCGTCCGATCCTGGCCGCCGCGTGGGCGACCCACGCGATCAGTGGCATCCTGTCGAACACGGCGAACAAGTTCCTCCTCGCCGGGTTCAACAGCGTCGAGTCGGCCTGGCGGCAGATTTCGACGGTGCGCAGCGTGAACGACTTCAAGACGCTCACGAGCTACCGGCTGAACGGTGGGTTCAAGTTCGACAAGGTTGCCAACGGTGGCGAGCTCAAGAACGCCGCGGCCTCCGAGGAGAGCCGGACGATCTCGGCCGACACCTACGGCATCATGACGAGCGTGACCCGTACGGACCTCATCAACGACGACCTCTCGGCGTTGACGGCGGTTCCGCAGCGGATCGGTCGCGGTGGTGCGCTGAAGTTGAACGACGTGTTCTGGGCTGAGTTCGTCAACGATGGGTCGTTCTTCACGAACGCCCGCGGCAACCTGTCGGCCGGTTCGCTGGCCCTCAACCTGACGAACCTCAAGGCGCTCGCCACGAAGTTCCGCAAGCTCACCGATCCCGACGGCAACCCCGTCGCGGTGGATCCGCGGATTCTCCTCGTGCCGGTCGACCTGGAGCTCGCCGCGGCTGAGATCATGGGCTCGACCCTGATCCAGAGCGGTGCCACGGGCGGCCAGCCGGATCGCAACGTCCTTGCCGGTCGCTACCAGGTAGTCGCCTCGACCTACCTGACCAACGCGACCGACTACTACCTCCTCGCATCGCCGGCCGATCTGCCGGTGATGGAGGTGGCGTTCCTCAACGGCGTTCAAAGCCCGATCGTGGAGACGGCCGAAGCCGACTTCAACACGCTCGGCGTGCAGATGCGTGGCTACTTCGACTTTGGCGTCGCCAAGGCCGAGTACCTCGCCGGCGTCAAGTGCGATTCGGCGACCTGACCATAACCCCGGCGGGCTGGTGATCGTGCCAGCCCGCCGGGATTTCAAACCCACAAACACAGAAAGCAGGTGATCTAATGGCTTCTTATGTTCAAAAGGGCGATCTTCTCGACTACACGCCGGCCGCCGCAGTCGCGGCGGGCGACGTGGTCGTGATCGGTTCGCTCGTCGGCGTGGCCCCTCGTGCCATTGCGGCCAACGCGGTCGGCTCGCTGGCTGTCGAGGGCGTGTTCGAGATGCCGGTCGCCACGGGTGCCACCGGCGCCCAGGGCTCTGCTATCTCTTGGTACGCGACCTCCGGCGTGGCTCATGCCTCGACGGGCACCGCGGCCGGCAAGCTCGCCAAGGCTCGGCTCGTTGGCGACACGTCGGTCCAGGTGATCCTCAACAAGTAGTCCACACCGCAACCCCCGGCCGGCGCTGGCCTCACCCTGCCGCGCCGCCGGGGCGTTGTGGGCTGCTAGGAGGATTTCGTGGCCGACTTGTTGGCGCAAGGTGCATCGTGGCTGACGGGGCAGTTAAAAACTGCCGCCGGCTCGACGGTCACCTACACACGCGGCAACGAGTCGGCCGAGATCGTGGCGACGATTGGGAGGTCAAGTTTTGAGGCTGCCAGCCAGAGCGGCGTGATCGAACAATGGGAGTCTCGCGATTACCTCATCTCCGCAGCGGACCTGCCCTTCGGGCTGCCCGAGCGTGGCGATGAGATCGTCGAGGGGCAAAACGGCGACCTCGTGACGTACGAGGTGACGAGCCCCCGTGGTGTGCCCGAGTGGCACTACGGCGATGCGTTCCGGTCGATCATCCGGGTCCACACGATCGCGACCGACCAGGGCGCGACGTTCTTGGTATCGGAAAACAACGAACAACTCACAACCGAGGCCGGCGAGTTGCTGGTGATCTGATGGCTACCAAAAAGATTTCCCAACTCACGCTCGCGACCGGCGTCACCGGTGCCGACCTGGTGCCGATCGTCCAGGGTGGCGTGACGAAACGCGCCCTTGTGTCGAGCCTCGGCGGGATCGGCGCAACCGGGCCGACGGGCCCGGCGGGTGCTGGCGAAGCGTACGTCACGGGCACCGCGCCGGCGGCCGCGAGCGAGGGCGCCACATGGTTCGACACCGACGACGGCAAGTATTACACGCGCTACAGCGGCCTCTGGGTCGAGGTCGGCGGCAAGCATTACCCGTGAGGTAGCCGATGCCGTTTTTCTCATTGCCCTCTGGAGCCTCGCCGGTGCTCGCGGGCAACGCTGCGCCGACGGGCGGCGTCGGCAACGTGGGCGACTTGTTCATCGACCGTAGCAACAAATTGCTCTACGGTCCCAAGGACGCCGTCACCGGCTGGCCCACCGGGATCGACCTTTCCAACGGGCCGACGGGCGCAGCATCAACGGTGACGGGCCCGGCGGGCAGCACCGGGCCAAGCGTTACGGGGCCGACAGGCGGTATCGCATTTTCAGCGACCGGCCCGACGGCACCGACTGGGGCTGGACTGACCAACGCCGGGGCGGTGTGGCTTGATGACAGTACGGGCCGCTATTTCGTCCGCTATGGTTCCAACTGGATCGAAATTGGCGTGCAAGGCGAACGCGGGCCGACGGGCAGCACGGGCGCGGCGTCTAGCGTGACGGGGCCGACAGGTGCTCAAGGTGCAGCATCTACCGTAACGGGGCCCACGGGCAGCGTCGGCCCGACCGGCAGTACGGGCGCGGCGTCTAGCGTAACGGGGCCCACGGGCAGTGCCGGGCCAACCGGAAACGTCGGGCCAACAGGCGCACAGGGTGCGGCATCGACCGTGACGGGGCCCACTGGCGCAGCTGGATCGTTTGGCGAATCGCAGACGCTCAACGCACAGGCAACAGGTTACACGCTCGTGTTGAGCGACGCCGGGAAGCTGGTCACGTTCAATACGACCGGTGCGGTGAACGTGGTGATTCCAGCCGCGTCCTCTGTGGCGTTCGCGACCGGCACTCACGTTGACGTTGCGAGGCTCAACAGCGGAGCGGTGACAGTTACCGGAGCGACAGGCGTAACAGTAAATGGGACGCCTGGAAAAAAGTTGCGCGCGCAGTATTCGGCAGGGTCTTTGATCCTCTACGCAGGCGACACCTGGCTCGTCGTCGGAGACCTTTCGACATGAGGGGCAAACTTGGTCTTTTCAGTCGTTTGCAGCCATTCTCTCCGGCTAACCTTTCTGGGCTCACCGGCTGGTGGGACGCGAGCGACTCGTCGACCTTGTTTGACGACACGACAGGCGGATCGGCTGTTGCCGCCGATGGCGAGGTTGCAAGAATCGAGGACAAGAGCGGCGCGTCTAGGCATTTCACACAGTCCTCGTCTAGCTTTCGCCCAATACGAAAAACCTCAGTCAAAAACGGCCTTGATGTATTGCGTTTCGACGGATCTAACGATCGGATGAGTTCAACCGCTATTTTTAGCGACATCGTCAGCGCTACCGCATCTACCGTGTTTGTTGTCGCTAATGCGACGAGCCTTGGCGTTAACTCAACTGTATTGAACGCCAACGCCGTGGTCTTAACAGAGGAAAGCGGATCGCACGGGTTTTTTGCAACAAGAACCAACGGATCCGTATTTGCATTTGCGACTTCAACCGCCCCGGCGTCTGTAAACTCCCTCATTATTTACGGTGCGGATTTCTGGAGCGTGTTTAGTTCTAGGCACTCTGCGTCAAACTTGCGCGCAAGGTCAAACGGGACGGACTCAACATTGCCTAACGCAAACGGCGAGACAATATCGACTCTTGGGTCCGTATCGTCTGCGCTGCGACTTGCAAGCAACTACGACGCATCTAGGTTTTTTACGGGCGACGTAGGCGAAATCGTTGCCTATAACGTGGCCCTCTCTGTGAGCGACCGAAACGAAGTAGAAACATATTTGCGCGACAAGTGGTCAATATAAGAAAGCCAATCAAATGCCTCTCACATTTCCACCCAATCCAAGCCTCAACGATGAGACGACGACTGGCGGACGTACCTACAAATGGAACGGCCAGGCGTGGGAGCTCGTTGGCAGCGGCATTGCCGGCCCAACTGGCGTAACCGGCCCGACAGGCGCCGCCGGAGCGGCCGGCGCAGCCTCGACTGTGACCGGCCCAACCGGCGCCTCCTCGACCGTGACCGGCCCGACAGGCGCAGCGTCTACCGTCGCCGGCCCAACTGGCGCGACAGGCCCGAGCGTCACAGGTCCAACTGGTGCGAGTTACACCAACGTCGTCGTCACGCCGACAGCCCTCACGGCTAACACCACCGTCACCGGCTACAACCCAGGCTCCGGCGACATCTACCGCCTAGCCGTCACCGGCTCGACGGGCGTCGTGATTCAAAACATGGGGATCACCGGCATCGACGGCGACGCCAGGCTCCTCGTTAACGTCGGGGCCACGGCCCCGATCACGCTCAACCACGCCACCGGGCCAAATGCCAACGCCCGTTTCGCGGTGCCGTGGGCTGGGAACTACGTCCTCGACGCCAACGGCGGCGCTGCCTTGATCGTCTACGACTCGACCTCAGCCGTCTGGCGCGTCGTCTAGTTTCCGTCTCTCACCTACAGTAGCGCACTCCCATGAGCCCAATGTCACCGAGATTGCTTCGCCCCCGCGCTGGCGGAATTAGCACCGGCCAACTGCGCCAGAGCCTGGCGCTGTATCTGCCGCTAAATGAGACGGCGACCAGCGGCAACGTGACCGCAACAGACAACAGCGGCAATGGCTTCAATTTCACCAGTGTCAACTCTGTGCTGTCCGCCACCGGCAAGGTTGGCAACGCTCGCGATTTCGTCAAAGCGAACCAGACGCACCTTCTCGGCGGGAGCACCAGTTCGCTGTTGGCGTTCGGCGGGGGGGATTGGTCGCTCCAGTTTTGGTTGAATCTGACCGGCCCGCTGCCGACAACCGCAACGAACGC